ATGCAGTAGCACTCGCTAAACTTAAACGTAATCAAGGAGAAACTTCTTTTAGTTCACCTAATACTTACCGTCCTAGTGAATTCGCTAAAGGAGGCGAGATTAAAGGTAAAGGGACGGGAACAAGTGATAGCATAGATGCTGAAGTTGAACACGGCTCTTTTGTTGTGCCCGCTAAAAACGCAGATATGGCTAAGAGAATTAAATCCGCTTTAGGAATGAAGAACGGTAAAGCAAAATTACATCAAAAGAATGGAGTGCCAGTTAAACTAAGTAATGGTGAAGAATTATTAACACCTGAGCAAAAGGAAACTGTTGAAGATAAATTAGGGGATGATGTTTTAGAAAAACTTGCCCCAGAAGCAGAAGAAGATGATGGAGATAAAGTGGAGGGTTATGCTAAAGGAACACCTAAAGATGGTGTAACTAAAATTGGCGATAAAAAACCTAACACTGAAACTAAAAAAACTACTCCTAAAAAAACATACAAATCAAAGTCTTTTGTTCCGCGTGAATATATTTCACCAATAAAGCCAGATTTATCAGCAGTAGAAACAGAAGATGCTTTAAAGGAAATCAACAATCCCAACGCAAATGCTATTGATACTAATCCAGTTGCTACAACTCCAACTAAAGCCAAAACAGGTTTTTGGGATAAGGTAGGTAGTGTTAACACTGATGGATTAGGAAGCGCTATTGCTAATTATGGATTAGCTGCTTATCAAATTAGCGAGGGAAGAAAAGGCTTAAAGGATAAACGTCCAGTAAATACAATCGACCCAACATTTTTAGAGAATGTAAATACAGCTCAAAAGAACGCGAAGTTTGGATTTACAGGCGAGCAACAATTCTTACTTGACCAACAAAATCAGAACTTATTAAATGCTGATACGTTTGCCGCCAAGAATTATTCAGGTGGTAGTGGGGGTAATGCTTTTAATATGCAACGTAACGCTTCTAATAACGCATTTATGCGCTCTTTACAGAACGCAAGCGCTAATACTGAGCTACAACAACAAAAACAAGGATTCGCTGCTAATTTAGCTTATCAAAAGGCTAATATGAGCCGTAATATATTCGAGGACTCGCTAAGAGCGTTTGAGCAAAAAAATATTGCCGCGGGTCAAACAGTGGCGGCTGGTATTAGCAATATCGCAGATACTAATCGTTTTGCAAATTATATGAGACTTAGGAATAAAGAACAAGATTTCACAAATCAATACGGTATATAATGGCTGGAGAAGATATGGGCTATTATCAGGGGTTAGCCGTCCGTACAAATTTAAGTGACCAGATAGGTGATTATCAGCGCCACGATTTGGTAATGAAGCAAAACAAAGCTCTTGCAGAAAGTAAGGCTCAAATCTTTAGCGACTCGTTGAAGTACAATACGGCAGCAAATCAATTTGACCATAATAAAATTGAGGAATTTAATAAGCCTATTGTACAACAAATTGGAGCTTTTTATAAAGAAAATCCTGATGCTTTGTATAACCGTGATAAGCGTATCATTTTAGATGGTATGAAAAAACAATTATTAGACAACGAACACGTCCTTAGAGGCAAAGCAAGTGATGATAATTTCAAAGCTTTAAATGCAGATTTACAGGAGATAGCTAAGAATCCACAAATGCACAATCAATTAGCTTATCAAAATTTACTTGCTCAGAAAGAAAACTATTTAAAATACGGAAATCAATTAGGATTAGAAGCTTCGCAAAAGGAAGGTTTTAAACCATTTGTATATCAAAAGCCAGCAGAGTTTGTTGACCTTAGTAAAAAAGGTTCTGAATTGGGAAATAACTTTAAAGACATTAGACCTGTTACGTTAAAAAACGGACGTAGTGGAGCTTGGCAAACAGTGGCTAATGAAAACACCTTAGATAGAGACGCTCAGGCTTTCTATTTAGAACACAAAGAACAATTTGACCAACAACACCCTAACGATGGATTAAAGGTTGCTAAAGAGCTTATACGAAGCGGTATTAATAATAAGTTTGATTGGGGTAACACTAATCTTGCTGATGACTTATATAAAATGAAATTACAAACTCAGGCTGATATTGATAAAGCAAGAGCAAAAGCTGGCAATAATGCAGGAGGGTATGACTATTTCAAAGAAACTATTCAAAAGAAAAAAGTAGGAGCTGATACTCCTGAGCGTTTAGATGCTACATTTGGAAGTAAGCCGAAGCACATTATTAGGAATGATGATAATAGCATTGAAATAGATAATACAGGTGACGTATTTAATTATAATGGGGATTTTCAAGAGGTTGGTAATGGCATTAAACGCCTATCAGGATATGTGTATAAGCCATTAGAGTGGGGTAAACAGAATGGTATTATTAATCAAAACAGTTGGTATGTTCCATTTGAATCAGAAGGAGAGGCTGGTACGGATTATAAAGTTGATGGTAGTTGGTCACAAAAGGCTTCTATTGTAGACTCTCCAATGGATAAGGATGGTAAAACAAACAAACTACTTAAAATAAAAGTATTTACTGATGTTGATTCTAACTCTCCAGCATATCAAGGAAAGTATAATTCATTAGTTGCAACTACCGACCAACGTAATTCTGTTACGCCAAGCTCTGATGCCCCTAAAACAATAGTACAAAACGGTTATACTTATACTTGGAATCCAGCAACTAATACTTACGAGTAATGCCAGACGAAAAACCAAAATTTAATCCTAATAAACCTTATAAGGAATTAAGCGTAAATACTGACGTAGCGGAAAAACCTTCGTTTAATCCTAACAAACCATATCAAGAAGTTTATGGAGAAGTTGGACTATTAAATGAAATAGAAAAACCCAAACCAAAATTTGACGAAATAATTGCAGGAATTAAAACTGACAATGATAATGAAAAATTGATGCTAAAAAACTTAGCATTGAAAGTGAATGAAGGTAAAGCTAAACATGAAGATTTAACTGAAGCTATTTTAACCATACAAGGTCAGCATTCTAATCAGGGTGGAAAGAAAAATTACTATGTAGATAACGTAGATGGAATTACTATTCCAAAGCCCCTTGCGATTAATGAGCGTCCCCCTAAAGATGTTACTGAAGTTTTTAACGAAACAAGTTGGTATCAGGATTTAGGTAATTCTATATTAAGAGGTTCTGAGAAACTTGGTTCAGCACTTGCTAAAACCCCCGCGTTTATAAATGATTTAGCCGCTATCCCTTTGAATGAGATTGCTAACATGACCGCTGTGCCTTTAGACCCTACTGGAAAGTTAGGGTTAGAGCCAGCGTTTAGTTCTAAGAAACTAGCAGAAGGATTTGATTTACCTGAAAATAAAATAGCTCAATATTATGATGAGCAAGCTAAAATTAATCAAGAAAACTTTAATCAAAAATACGATAAGGGCATTACTGACTATGTAAAGAATGGTGAGTATAGTAAAGCGTTTGGGTTATTAGGTAATTCAATAGCTGAATCTGCGCCAACTACTATTGGTTTAGCGGTAGCTAACGCTGGTGGTGTTGGAGTAGTGCAAGGTATATTAGGTGGCGGAGCAGTGTTTGGAGCGCAAAAGAAAGGCGAACTTGATGAGCAAGCCCCTAACATGGACGAACAATCAAAAATCAATATAGCCGTTGCTAATGGCTTATTTGAGGGTATTTTTGAGCAATTTGGTATCACTAAACTTGGTGGTATAACTAAAGATGCTTTTTTAAAAGACGGCAAAGAGGCTGCCTATAAATTAGCTTTAGATGGATTTAAAGACACTTACCGTCCTGTTGTTACAAAGTACTTAGGTACAAGCGCCGAGGAAGCTTTAAGTGAAGCCGCTACTCAATTTGCACAAAACGCCGTTGATAAATATTCAGGGTATAAACCTGATATGAATTTATCGGATGGAGTTATAGATGCAGCCTTAGTAGGATTTGGCGCTGGTGCTGGATATGGATTAATGGCTGGGGCAAGTACTGAGACTAAGCAAAAACAAAAAATAGAAAAAGCTAATGAGCAATCTAAAGCAATATTTGATATTGTTAAGCAAGGAAATGATGCTGTTGTAGGATTTAAGTCTGAGATATTTAATGGTGTAAAGAACGGTAAGCTTACACAAGCTGAAGCGGATAATGCCATCACTAAAATTAACGCGTTCAAGGATTATAACGATATGTTAGGCTCATTAGAACTTAACGACCAAAATAAAAGAGAGTTGTTTGATTTATCATTTCAAAAGCAATCCTTAGAAACTGAAATCGGCGGGGTAAAAGACCCTTCTAAATTAAATCCTATTGAACAAGCTCAGTATAATGTTAAAGAAAAGTTTGCGAGTGATTTACAAAAACAGATTAACGAAATTGTATTAAAGGCTCAGATTAATGACGAAACAGTAGTTGCTAAAAAAACTGTTGATGATGTTGTTAAGTTAGAGAACCCGCCTAAAAAAGAGGGAGAGAAAAAGCCTAAGCTAAGTCCTATTATGCAAGCTCTGGCTGATAAGTATAAGAAAGAAACTAGCAAAAAAGAAATACCAGAAGATAAGCGCAGTTACGAAGACATTTCAATGACTGAATTTAATTCAGGAAAACTTAACGCGCGTGATTTACATAAAAAAACAGTTGCGTATTTAGAGAAACAACCTAACAAAACAATGTTAGGAAATATTGTAGAGAAACAATTTACTTCTCCGCAAGGAAAGAAAAATAAAACTTTTGGCGTACAACTACCTGATGGAAAGGTAATGAAGTTTAGTAGTTCTATGGAGCGCGAAGAAGGCTTTAGAGGACACATGCGTACTGAGCATTTAGTTGATAAGGATGACTTAGTTGGATTCCCTATCGGCTTAAAAGTGGAAGAAATACCAAGTTTTGAAGAAGGTAAGCCAGCTAAAAAAGTGATAAAAGCTTTCAATGCTAACACGGGTAAATTCGTGGGGTACATGAAAGAAACCAACACTGGCAAAAAGGTTGAGTATAATCAAAAGCAAATTGACTATTTAGAAGATTTAGGTACTATTAGTGAGAATCCTATTATACCTCCAACCGAGGGTGAAGTAACAGTAACTCCTAAAACACCTATTAAACCGCAACCTACGGCTAATAAAAACGTACAACCTACAAAAGAAGAATATATCGCTCAGAACATAGAGGCGCTTAAAAACGACCCCGATGCTGATTACAACGAATATTTAGATGAGAGTGGATTATACACAAACGCGTTTAGTGAAAAATATGAAAAACAATACGGCAAAGAAAGTACCACTGGAACAGAGGAATCTGAGTCCCGACCAGATACGGAAAATAGGAATGAAGGCAATAGAACTCGCAAAGGCAAAAAAGGCACTCCAAAAGCCCGCAGGAAAATAAAAGACCCTCGTTACAAAAAAGCTTTACAAATAGAGCCTAACACGCCGCATGAACTTGTATTACAATATTTCATTGGTGGAGGAAAAATTAATTCTTCTGCTATTCGTGAATTATATAAATCGGCGGGAAAAGAAATTCAGGCTCGTTTAAATTACCTTAATAAAAACGCCCCTTCTATTGAAGGTGTAGCACATTATATTTGGAGCAACCAAGATGTACAACGCTGGGATGACACTCAAATTAAAGATGAAGTTGAAAATGTAGTTAATGGATACATACATCCAACTGCTATGGCTGAGGCTTTAATTGAAGCTCATAATGAGAAATTGAATCCACAAGAACAAGCGATGGCTGAGGTGATGGATGAAGCTGAAAAGCAAAATTTATTATCTGAAACCGAAGATGTGATTGAGGAGTTTGAAAAAATGCCTGATATTGAATTAACAGGAGATGATATTATTTTACGCCCAGACATTGAGGATGTAAACGATGTGTTTCAAGAAAAAGGCGAAGCGGCGGGAAATAGAGCTGATATTGATAAAGTAGTTAATGTTATGCAATCCGCTATGCCTAAAGTTAAAATCGTATATGATGAAGCTTTAGACGCGTCAGGTAAATGGAGTCCTAAAACTAACACTATATCCGTTAACCCTTATTACGCACGCACAGACACCCCTATACACGAAGCTGGACATATTTTGATAGATGCTATGGGCGGAACAAATAACCGCGTTATAAAGGCAGCTATTAAGCAATTAGAAGGAACTAAGTTATGGGAAGAAACTGCTGACAGATACCCATTATCTAAAGACTATACAATTGATGATTTAGGCATTGAAGTATTAGCTGAGGCGATAGGACGCGAAGGTGCGGGTATATTTGATAGTAAGGTAGAAGAAAGTAAATTCAAACAATATCTGAATTATATATTTGATTGGTTAAAAAGATATTTAGGATTAGAGAAAAACATAGCTAAAAATTTAGCAAAACAAATTATCGCTGGAATTGGTACTAAGAAATTAAAAGGCGGGGATGGACAATCTTTGTTCCAAAAAAATAAACAAGCCGAAATCGACGAACTAAATAATGATTTAAATTCAATTGAAGAACAATTAGATTTAGAAGAAGATGAAGAAACTATCACAGAATTAGAATCCATAAGAGATGCTATTTTGGATAAAATTGAGGCTTTGGAGCAAGAAGAAAAAGATTTTGAAAAAGGAATTAAGAAAGTTAAAGAAGTGGCGGATGCTGAGGATTTAACTGGATTTACTTTGGATGAATTAATCGAAGCTTACCACGATGCTAGAAATTATGATGGATTTGCTGATAAAGAAATGCTTAACAAGGTTCGTCAAAAAATAGCGATTGACCTTAATAATAAACGCATAAAAGAACTTAATAATAAGTTTGGAGAAGAGATTACTGAATATGCTAATTCTAAAGATTTAAGATGGAGAGATGTTTGGCAACGAACATTAGGTCATATAACAGAGGATTTTCCAGCTCTTCAAGAACTTAATAATGTGTTTGACTTAGCCTTTATGGATATGCAAATTGAGCGCAGTAATAAAAAATCTAAGTTTGAGAAATTAGGTAAGGCTGTTATTGAAGAGTATAACAAAAAGATGGGTGTTGCCAAAAGCGCATTAAGTCTTGTGACATCTAACTCTGCTAAATATTTTGATTTCATTGAGGAAAATGGTAAATTAAGGACTAATGTATCTGGATTAACAAATGCTCAAAAAGAGTTTCTTTCTACTTATAAAGAGTTGTTAAAGGAAAGAAATAAATTATCTGGTAAGGATGTTAATGATAATGAGATTGAAATAATTAAAACCGATAAAGGTTTTAGGGAGAATTATCAGGATAATGGATTTTTAGAAGCAATGAGTTCTTATATGGGTGGCGGAGGCGATATTTCATCTGAAATAGATTATATAAATCCTAAAACTAACAAAAAAGAAAGAGTGCTTGTTGGTCAGGCTCAAAAAGCTATTATAGACTATTACAAAGACGATAAATTAAAATACCCAATTGCGTTAGCTAAACTACTTTCGGTATCTTATAAGGCTAAAAAGGCAGGCGAAAAAGGGGCTTATTCTGATTATAAAGGAAAGCTTACGTCTAAATTTGACCAACCACAACAGTTGATTGATAGGTTAAAATTAGAAATAGAGAAGCTTGAAGAAAATCCTACCTTAAATGCTAAGAAAATTGCTAATAAAAAACAACAAATTAAGGATATTAAAAACAGACAATATTCTAAAGATTTTTATTCAGCAGGGATGTCTCTTATTGATGATATAACTCATGTAAAACACATGGCTAAATTTGTTCCTTTAACAGATTCTATTGAGCAGTTTTACGAAGGATTAAAATTAGGCAAGGGAAAAGATAGTAAAAATACAAAAGAATTTATTCAAAATTGGCGTGATTTATTTGTATATCAAAGACGAAAAGAAACCGACCCAATAGTAGATTATTCGTTAAAAATGCTACGCTCTTTAACCTCAAAACGCGTAATGGCGTTTAATTTACTTGCAAATATAAGTAACGTTGTTATTGGTAATTTAAATAACCTAAGAGCTGAATCCGCTGAAAGTATTGCAAAAGGGAATAAAAGATTATTTGCGTCTGATGGCAAACTAAGTAAAAAAGGACTTGCTATTCTTGATGAGTATAATATAATTCAATTAGACTTTGACTCAAACCCTAAGTTGTATGCTGGTAAATTATTAGACTTCTTAGCGTATGGCTTGCAGAGATGGGGTGAGAAACAGATTCAGGGCTCAATGTTTTTAGGACAATTATCTGATAAGGAATGGAGTAATTTTGAATACAAAGATGATAAGCTTTCCTATAAAGGAGATGAATCAGAGTTAAAAAAACAACTTATTCAGTACCAAAAAAGAGTAACTGATATTCAGGGTAAATACGGAGAGAAAGAAAGAAGAGCGTATATGATGTATGAGCACGGAAAAGTGCTCGGTCAATTTAAAACATTTATCCCAGATTGGTGGAAAATGCGATTTGGGGAAAGATATATTGATTCTTATGGAGTAGAACACGCTGGCACATGGAGAACGTTTAATGAGCAAGCTTGGGCGGATGTAAAGAATGATTTAAGGAAGCTAAAGGTTAGTGACGCTTCTATAAAGGTTTGGAATGGTGATGACTTTAAAAACTTCAGAAGCAATGTTAAGGGATTAATGATAATAGCGGCTTTGTTTGCTTGGAAATATTCTGACGATGACGATGATGAAAAGCGTAAAAAGGCTGGAATGATAGAGAATACATTAGGTCAGATGCTTTTCATTTTTGACCCACATCAATTAAAATATACAGTCACTTCTCCGCCAGCGGCAATAGGGACTCTTGGCAAAATGATTGATATTACTGAAGATTTAGTTACAAAACACGATGGCGATAAGGCGTGGAAAGATTTTCAAGATGTTTTGCCTTACAATAGGATAAGAAAAGTGCCTAATGATGTTGAAAAACTCATAGGAAATGATAAGAAATAAATTTTATATTTGACTAAAATAATAAACAATGGCTTTATCAATATCATGCGAAGGGAGTTTTAGTGCTGATGGATTACAGATGTTTTTTAGTGATTCCACTGGAGCATATTCAGCAGTGTCAAATACGGGAGGCTATGGCGCTCCTAACCCAGCATCAACCACTGTAACTACATTTCAAGTGATATGTAACTGGATTTCGGCGGGAGCTATTATTACTTATAACTTTACTGTATCAAGTGGTACGATTACCGTCGCAACCGTAACTGATAATGAAGGTACGGTATATAATTGTCTTGCTGATTTAGCAAGTACGGCGTTTCCAATAGTTGACCCCAACTTCTTAGACTTAACGGATACTTTTGATGATGAGATTGTACTTCCTGAATTAGCGGATGGACAATTTAAATTAACTTATAAAGTGATTAGTGCATCAGTTCCTTTTACATATACAACCAGTACTACTTATTTTAGAATTTCAGATTTATGTTGTTGTATTTCTAATTTAAGACTTGAAACCGAAATCGACTGCCCTTGTTCTGATTCTACGATGAAGCAAGTGAATATGGCGGACTACTGGCTTAAATGCGCTTTATGTGCGGTAGATGCTGGTAAGTCAGACGAAACAGCATTAAATTATTTTACAAAAGCACAAGAGGTTTGTGCAGGTAACTGCGGTTGTAATTAAATGAAAACAGGATTTATATATTCATTAAATGACCCAACAACCAATGAGCCTAAATATATTGGTTGTACATCTAAAACTATTAAGTATAGGTATAATAATCATTTATACGAAAAAGGTTCTAATAATAACAAAAAGTGTAATTGGATAAAATCTTTAAAAACAAAAGGTCTTCGTCCTGTAATAGAAGAAATTGACAAAGTTAATTTGGAAGAAATGTTTTTTTGGGAAATGTATTATGTTTCCTTGTATAAGTCGTGGGGGTTTGAATTAAAAAACACTACAAACGGAGGCGCAAATAATGATGTATTAAATAGAGAGTATGCAAAAGTTCCTATACTTCAGTATTCTTTAAACGGAGAGTTTATTCAAGAATGGAGAAGTTGTGTAGACGCTTCTAATTTTTTTGGTAAAAGCCCTCACTTTATAAAAGCGGTATTAAGAGGTAAGCGTGGTTCAACTCATGGTTATATGTGGAGAAGAAAAACATCTAATTATAAATTAAAAATAAAACCAGCTAATTTATTTCCTAATAAAAAAGAAGTAATTCAGTATGATTTAAATGGTAATTTTATAAAAGTATGGGATTGTGCGAGGGAGGCTGCAAAGGCGTTGGGATTAAGTGAACACACACTATCGTATGCAGCAAAAGGTAAACATGCGTATTGCGGTAATTTTATATGGAAAATTAAAACAACAGATGAAATTTCATTATTTGTTAATCCTGTTAATAAGAAAATAGATAGTTGGAGTACTGGAAGTCGATTTCCTAAAATTATATTACAATATGATTTAAATGGTAACTTTATTAGAGAATGGAAAAGAGCATCAGATATTAAAAAAGAAACAACTTTTTGTATATCGCAAATATATGTAGTTTGTTTAAACAGAAAAGGAACTTCTGGCGGATATATTTGGAAGTATAAAGAATATAATAACGTTTTAAATTAAATATTATGTCAAATAACGGATGCAACTGTGGTTGCGAATCAATAACAGCTCTTCAGGGCGAAACAGGTAGCGATGGAAGTTCTGTCGTTATTGCGGCTACTGGATATAGCGGTACTGCTGCTGTACATTTATTATACACTGCTAACAGAGCTAGTTCTGCTAGTAATGCTTTAGATTACGACTGGAGCGTTATAACTATTCCTGCAATAGCAGCGTCTAATATAGCTGTTTTTAACGCCATGTTTGCCATAACAGCAACGGGCACTCATACAGTAACCGTAACTGTTATAGAGACTGGTAGCGGCGCTCCAGTGGCGGGAATAAGCTATGTGCAAGTTTGCGAGACTTCTGAAACTATAAATGTTAGATTTCAAATCGCTAACGTTACAGCGGGACAAATTTACGCTATTCATTTAGCAACTTCTGATTTAGGAGCTGCTCCTGCATTAAAGGGTGGTAACTGTCAAATAGATATTTTCGCATAATGGCATCGTATCAGGACATACAAAGAGACGCAGTTTTAGGAGCTAAAAACAGGATAGCCTGTATAGCAGCTAAGAACTATGAAGCGGGGCTTAATGGAGAGCCTGTGGATGATTGTTGTGTACAGAAAGTTCTATTCACTTACGGGCTTATTTCTGACGTTGAATGCTATGATTTAACAGATGAAGATTCTAATTGCTATGACTTTGATGATTTCTTAAAGGCAGTTCAATTACTTAATGGATTGCTTACTTAATTCTTTGGGGCTATTTTAGCGGGTGGAGTTGGTTTCGGATTGGCTCGTTAAGGTTTTATCTATATTCCGTTGAAAATTTACAGCCTAATATTGGTATTATTTCTTTAATATTTCCTTTATTATATCCAGTACCTGAACCTCCAATAGTTTCGTAGATGTAAATACTTTGTTTATCTACTTCATAGAATTTGTTTATAGTGGCTATTTTTATACCGTCTCTAAAAACTTCTCCAATATCCCAAAATTGATTTTTATGTATCACTAAATTTATTTCCATTCTCAGTAGGTGTTTATTTGGTTAGTTCTTGTTTGACTTCGAGCCAAAATTTCTCCCTTTCATCAAGGTTATTATCATCACAATATGAGAACCAAATCTCATCCTTTAATTCGTTTAAAATCTCATCAACACAAATTAAGGCACATTTTATACTTGCTTCTTTTCTTTCTGAGCCATCAAAAGATTCAAAAATATACATCTCATTTTCAAACTTAGCTACTAGTTCCTTTGCTTTTTCTTTTGGTGTTGGTGTCATAATATGTTTATTTATTCGGACTGTTAAAGCCCTGTGGGGTTATTTCCAATACTTGCCAGTGAACCAATTTGAGTTTTTAAGGCTATTAATCATTACAAAAAATGCAATTGTGGCTGGTATAGAAAAAAACCATGCAAGGGGTATGATTGGGTTATTAGGGTTTTCTTTTACCCATAATTTATTCAGCCACCTGTTTAAAAATACATTAGCTACGTAAGCTAAAACCACTATTGTTGTTATCATATCTTATTTAATTGTTAATACCTTATTATAGATGGGGGTTAGTGATACGCTCATACCCCCTTCTTATTTGACGCATTAAGTAGGGATTCGATATAGCGTAGAACGTGGGCGCTTTTAGCAATAACACCCATATCAGCACAAGCAAATAATTCGTCTTTCACATATTCAATCCCTTCCCGTAGTCTCTCAATTTCCTCTTTAGCTTCACCTTGACAAATTTCATATCCTATTTGGAATCCATAAGTCCAACTTGGAGCGTGTGGTCTACTTGGTTTTATTTCTTGTTTTAATTTGTAAGTTTGTTCGGAGAGTTTCTTTATCTCTTTTTTCGTTTTATTCATTTTTGGGGGTGGGGGTTAAATACAATTTATAAATTGCTTTGCGCTAACATAAAGTTGCCAATCTTCTATACTATTAATATCTCTAAGGTCTGTATAATTATACTTTTCTTCAAACCATTGTATATAGGCTTGTAATTCTATTTTTAGTTTCTCGAAATCCATTTGTATATTATTTTAATTATGTAAAAAATTAACCAAAATGCACAAGAAAATAAAATCGATGCACCAAGTGTATCATAAAATTCATCTCGTGCTGTCATAATCTCTCTACTTCATTATACGATTTAACAACCTTCCCAAACCACTCTCCTATATCTTCAGGATTACAGTTTTTTGTAACAAATCCCCACAAACTAAAATAATTACAGTTTATTGTAACTTGTGGGGAATACGTTTATATTTTAGTGTTCTTACTTACGGGGAATATTTTACTTCCAGTTACTTCTGCTTTTCTTATTTCAGTGTGTTTGTCAAGTTCGTTCTCATCTCTTTTAGCCACTGCTTCAGCACCTTTTATTCTCTTTTCCCTGCGCTTTTCGTTGAAGTCTTTGAAGCGAGTTTCTAAGAACGTGTCTGGCGGCACAATCATGTACAACATATGTTCTGGTACGCTTATGTAGTTCTCTCCTTTGTGTTTAAGTCCGAATCTACACATTATGTCAAACGCCACTACTTGTCCTTCTCTAACTGGCAATATGCAATTTTCAGATTTATTATACACAATTCCAATTTTCGCGTGGTCTAATCTTTCGCCGTGCGGTAGGACTATACCCCCTTTAGTTTTATATTCTTCCTGTGGGCATTCTTTTACTATGTATGAGCATCCTAAAGGAATTGGGAGACCTTCTATTGCTTCATAATCTGGGTGAATGGGTAAGTTTTTTAATTCTTCTAATCTTAATTCTCTAAATGTTTTTTCCATGTTTATTTCTTTTTAGTTGCGTTTCCTTGTTTAACATATACTTCTCCTGCGTTTGATATTACTTCAGGTTTGTCTTTTACTACTACATAAGTTTTTACTACTAGTTTTCCTGTTGTGGCTAGTTTAGCTGCATCTTCTTTTGAGAAGTTGTACTCGTGAGTAATTGTAATTGTGGTGTTTTCTGGTTGTTTCTTTGCCATTGTTATTTATGTTTTAAGTTATTGTTCAGACGATTTCGTTTTTGTTGGGTCGGGAGCTCCGCCACTGTTTAGTTAGATTGTGCTCACGTTGATTTGGCGGATTTCAATTGTTTATATTCTTCTATTAATTTCGCTTCAAGTTCAAATAGTATATCAAAACGCGGGTCTTTGCGAAGCTCGCTACGTGGTGTAAAATCCCATGCGTAATGAGTTTCATCAGATGCGAGTTGTATGTTAGGCTTATAAAGTTTAAAGAGCGGATATTTATTAAGTGCTTTAGGTAGTACGTGCATGAATTGCGTAGGCTTTAATTCATATAAAGTTTCTCCAGTCACTATACACTTCCATTCACGTTCCTCAGCGATTTCCTCAAAAATGAATTTCTCACCAGTAGCTTTCTTTACTTTGCTAATAGCGGTGCGTTTTAGAGGCTTTTTAGCTTTCTTTGGGGGCATACCTGATTTCGGCTGGGGGTTAAATTTTGGCATTTTAAGTTTAACGTTTTAATGGCAAAAAAGCATTATCATTCATTTGCTTCATCCACTGTTTAAAGTCGGGGTCGCTTTCTATTGAATCAATAGCTGATTTATCTACTTGATGTCCTTTATCAGAAGTCCATTCCTGATAGTGTGTGATAAGGCTTCCTAATTTAATTAGGAGCTGTGCTGATGGTTTTAATTCATCCATATTATTTATCTTTAATTATTACAACAACTTTTTGTCCTATTTGCGGGACTTTAATTTGAGAGGGGATAAACTGAGTAACAATTTTTGGACTATCGTCTACAATAATTCCCATCTTAACTAAACTATCTCCGATATGTTTGAATGAAGCGCAAAAGTTGTCCCAATCCATAAACCTAGTTTTATAGCCTATGTATTCAATACTCACTTCTCCTGAATGTTTTCGCATTTTATTGTCTCGCAAATGTTGGGAGATAATGGATTGGAATATTTCTTTTTGCTTTTTAGTGTTTGACCAGTGGCTTCTCATTAATCCTTTACTGCCGTTAAGCCCCGCAATAAGTCCATCAATAGTTAAAACAGAATCGTTTGGTAAATTAATGCGAGTTGATTCATCAATAATTACTTGGTTTATTTCTAATCCACCCATATCAGGAAATAGTGCTTTGAATGCCTTCAGCGGTTTTGTTAATTCGTTTAAATCTTTATTAAACCCCTTCTGTTGCCCTATAAACCCCTTTTTTATAACAGGCGGAGTCCAAGTGCCGCTTTCGGAATTAAACGTGTATCCGCGCTCCAAAAACCATTTATCGGTATATTGATTTGGTTTAGCCATTTTTCTTCTTTTTCTTTTTAACTGGTTCTACTATTTGTGGTGGCGGGAATATAGAATAATACTCAGCAAGTGCTTTTTCCTCGTTAAATGGAACGGGAACTACGTATTTTAGTTTTTTACCATCAAATTCAGGTTCGCCGATTTTTAATGATACACGAATCCCGAACAAAAAAGCCAACTGTATAAGTTGCATCTGATTTAACGCACCACGGGCGTGGGAATGATTTTTCCACACTGACACACTTCTATCCGTAACCCCTTTCATTCCCATCTTCTGAGCATACAAAGCCACTTGATGCCCGCTGAGGTTAAGTTCCTCCCATCTATCAAGAAGGGCTTTTTTAAGCACTGGTGAATCTTTTACAATATCTGCTGACATAATTATTTCGGGGCGTGTTGGTGACGGTAACTATTCGGGTCTTTCGTTATGCTATTAATGATGTGCTCTGTCCCTTTTTTCATATCATCTTCACTTAAATGATTAAGGTAATATTCAAGGTATCTTGTACCTCTTAAATTTACATAATCAATCCTTGCTTCACTCATATAAGCATCGCCTAAAGGGAATATCCGCTTTTCGTAGTTATTGATTGTAATCTTTAGTTTAGTGCCATCAGGTAGTTCTGTTGTATCTGAGTGGCTTTGTAGTACTTTGTTGTCTTTCATTTTATTTTTTATTTGATGTGATACTTTTCTTTTTCCGCTATCTCAATTCCATGTTCGGTTGCTAAGTACGCTATTACGCGTTCTGTTAGTTCCCACATTTCATCTTTATTGAGTTCTGATAGTTTTTTAATTTTTGTTTTTAATTTACCATCCACCACCACGTATTCACAAAGGAATATAGGGGCAATAGCAAGGTCGTGTATTCGTTTTGGAGATTCATAATGTACAAATTCGTTATGCTTGTGAGCTTCTTTTAATACAATTCCAATGTAAAATTGCATTTGCCCTGAACTGGCGGGAAGTCTTTTCTTGCGAATTAAATGCTCCACTTCTTCACCTTCTAAGCTTAACAAATGGCGTTGTAAAAGGGAGGGGTCATCATAGATAAGCCTTCCTTCTTTTACTTTGCCTAAGTGCCGATAACGAAATTCCATTTAATCTAAATGCTTTATTGATTCATAATGCGCTAAATGAGCTTCTCGTGTGTCAAGTAATACTCCTTGTAAGGTACGATACATCATTCTTTCTTGGTCGTATACAATATAACGGTGCAATTTATTATGTTCTATTTCTGTAACTTCAATCACGTCTTTTACATGTTCTAGATTATAGCTCCAATGATGTAAATGATTTCCATCTATTTCCGCCTTCATCTTTCCCATTCTTGATTTAGCAGTTATCTTTTCAGGATATTTTTCTTTATACCTTAACATTTGTTCTTTCTTTTTTTCAGGCGTCGGCTTATGAATGTCTTTATATCCTAATCTATTGTACTTTTCTCTTGCTCTTTTCTTTTCTTTTTCAATCCAATCAGGATTAGTAGCCCTTAATTCTTTTTCTCTAACATCAACATCTTTTTTTGTACAATCCTTACATTTACCAAGATGCCCATCTGACATTTGTTTGTGTTTGTAAAACTCATCTAATGGTTTTGTTACGTGGCATTTAAAACATTCTTTCATATTATAACTTTTACACAAATCTACTTATTAAAAAGTTTAAAATGTGTAAAAGTTATTAACCGTTTTAGAAGGGCAACGAATCGTTTCCATCATCAACGGGTTGTGAGTTTTCATTAGTTACTGCCGATTTCGCGGGAGAAAGAGGGGCTAACTTAGCCTGCACTTCAGCCAAAAGCTTTTTAAAGAACTCTGTTTTAGCCTTAGCCCCTTTTTTAATCTTGTTGCCATCTTCGTCCGTGATAGTAGTGATTTTAGGAATTTCGTCCCAATTTCCAGCATCCTTAGAATATTTCCAAGTAGTCTTTTGACCATTATGGTTAATGTAAAGAGTTGGATAATCGTTTTTAGGTAATCCACAATTCATTTCAATTGTTCCAATGATAGGTTCGTGAGCCATTGCGTTAAGCAAGTTCTCAGTGATACCTGTATTAAATCCAAACGAAATAACATAATCAGTTCCGCTTTCACCTTGAAGGGTTACTTCTAAGTTTTCTTTAGTTTCGCCTTCATACTGATATGCTTTGGTTTCAAGTGATTTTAATACACCTGACATTGAGTTTCCTTCGTTTGTTGAAGTCCAAACTCCGTTCACTTTTTCTTGTTGAAAGAAGCGGTATTGACCTTTAGTTTTAGAGCCGTCGCGTTTGTCTTCTTTTAATTTCATAAACTTTTTGTTACTTCCTTGTTTGTCCTGTAAGCCTTCTGCCATAGTTTTAAATTTTAGATTGTTTATATTTTAGTTAATTGATTTTCGATTCCATTCATTTTAAGATATACGTGCGCAAGGGCTAATACGTCCATTTCACAATACGCGGCAATTTTAGATATGTTCTTTTCTTTGTAATAACAATCTTTCACCATAGAGCCATCCATATCATCTTTAGAGTTTGGTGTGCCAAATACGTGAGCAAGTAAAGATAGTGATGAGTTATTATCAAACACGCCAAACTTCCACATTTCCTTAGTATCAATCAAATGCGTTATTTCCCAGGGCTTCTTGTCGTAAATCTGTAAGAATTTAGGGATTTCCATACGATTTAAAATCATTCGCTTAGTAATGAAGGGAAAGTCAAAAATCTTTCCATTATGAGCGCAAAACGCGAAGTCTTCAGCTTTACCTTTATAATCCTTAATCGGGGCAAGTTCCATCATTTGAGTTAGAATATCAAAATCTGTTTCGCCCGTGAGAGATTTAGTTTTGATTTTGTAAACTTCTTCATTTGTGTTAATAGCTCCAACTGATAAGCACACAATCTTAGCCCATTCTACATGAAGACTAGCTTTGATGTTATAAAGCTCCTCAATGGATTCAGGCGATACTTTGCCGTCCACTTCAAGGTTCTTTAGGTCGGTTTTAAATCGTTCCTTAAAAAGCTTCTGTGAGGCTGGAGTCATTTTAGCAAATGTTTCCACTTGGGGGACAGTTTCGATGTCCAAGAACAAGATTTTGTTTATACTTTTCGTATTTAGCATAGGTTTGTTTTTCTTAGTTAAACGCAAATATAGTAAAAAGGTTACAAAGTTGTGTTAAAATAGTAGTTTTTTAAGAGAATATTTTTCAAGTTCTTGATTTTCATTATATTTCATTTTGTTATAGCGCCTTAAATATTTTAATTTCGACATTCTTTTCTTATTTCCGTGCGTGTGAATAGTGCCGAACTTCCTTAACTTTATATTAACTACAGAACTTCTTTTCGTTGTTAGACTTATTTTATTCAATAGCGTTCCTATTATTAACTGTTGCTCTTTACGGTTAAACTTAGGGTTCTTAGAAAGAAAGTTATCTGATAGCTTTATTGTCATTTCCCGCCGAGTTGTAATTCTTCACCTGTTAAAGCAAAGTAAAGGTTTTGAAGGGAGTGGACGTGTCTAACTTTAGTGTTAAGTGATGTTGAACCATTACGTAAATCTAATTCTAATTCACCTAAATTATCTTTGTAATAAGGTCTAACAAATCTTAAATCGTATTTAATCTTTTTCTGTATTAAAGCCCGACCTGACATCCAAGAAAATTCAAACCCAAACCTTTGAAGCCATTCAGCGGTTAGGGGGATTGGTAATGCGTTGTCTAATGCAAAAACACCAACTGTACCTTTCCAAGGGTAAACATCCTCATAATGAATTGATGAGTGTAATACGCATTCAACCTTATAAAGGTTATTAGGATAGTATTTATTACCTATAAAATTCCCTATTCTTAATTCTTTACTTTCCATAATTACAATTTTTGTTATTTTTCCGCGCGATGTTATTTTGTTACAAATATTGTAACGATTTCAACTCGGCGGGATTAATTTAGCTATATCATTTTCAACTACAAAACTTCTACCATCAGAAATTCCAAATTTTCCAATAGTACAAAAACTAATTACGTTTTTAATTATTTCTTTATTCCATTCAGAACCATTTAATCCAAACACAAACTCTTTCCCGTTCCAAGTTCCATATTGGATATTACAATAATGTTCAGATATTTTATATCCTACAAAAGCCTCTTGTCCTATATTTAATTCTACTTGCATATACAATGGCAATTAATTGAGTCTTGAAAGTGCATTAATCGAGTGTTGGCGGCTCTGTATAAGCTATCGTACATGTTGCGTTCTCGGCGGAGTTTGGCGTTTTGTTCTTCTAAATTAATTTTTTTGTTTGTCATTATAATTATCGTAAACCACAAAGTGATTATTAACGCTATTGATATTCCTGTTAAAAGTTTCATTTTATTGTAATTTATTTTAGTTAATATTATTTGTTACAGTTTTTTGTAATTCTTTTCCCGCCGATTCTAAATAAATTGCCCTTCGCTCTCGCCCGACCTCCCGAAACCCGCGTGAACCATTTTAGAACGGCATGTCAGTTATGTGACTATTTAGTATAACCCCTTCTTCTTTAACTTCGGGGAGCTCCATTGTTGACTGTACTTGATTAGTGGTTATCCAGTTTGATTTGTCTTCTTTAAAGGTAAACCCAGCTTCAATATTATATTCGTTATATCTACCACATTCCTTGTCGTATTTATACTCAGCCACTCCAATTTCGCCCCAGTGAGAGAATTTGACCTTTTGTATAAAAACTCTCGTTACATCGTCTTTAAAATCCCTATAAACAGTAATTCCATTAGCTACTATATTATAAAAGTGAGCGCTTCCTGATATGTTATAAAGGGTGGGGACTAAATACATCCCTGTTTTTTTATCCTTCTCGATTTTAGTTGGATGCGCAACAAGGAAACAATGTATGTTATAAAGCTCACAAAAGGCATCTAATTTCAATAGGGATTCATTAACGTATTTGGTTTCGTTTTTACCGTCGTGCTTGTGTTCAATCCTGTTCCACGCATCGAGCACGAAGCAATTTATCCCTTTACGCATTTTAAGCGTTTTTACAGTATCCAAGATAGAATTAAGAGTAAAGTCCTTTTCGGGCTTAATGAAGTAAACCTTGTCTTCTAAATAGCTTTTACAGAGGTTTTTTTCAGCTTCCGACATTTTATTCCCGCCGAACCAGTTTTTACCTATCAGTTTACGGGCAAGTTTGCTAAAATGTAATTTGGTTGGTTTGTTTTCGGGGGAGTAATAACCAACCTTCCATCCGTGGTGAGTCATTAGCTTTAAAATCATCATATCCAACCAATCCGATTTACCGTGATTCGGCACTCCAGTAATTACAGTTATATAGGGTTGTGCAAATCTTAGTAGCTTATCTATTTTACCCATGTTTAACGGAACGCCCCTATCCATTCCATTAAGGTACATATCATCAATATCGTTGCTGTACGTGCTAATAGTGCTGATACCAACTAAAGGGAATTCTTTTTTACTTGCGCAGCATTCTATTACCCCGTCTATGCCGTAGGCTTTTAAAACATCATTAGCATCTTTTTTATCACGCCATTCAACGTAATTACATCTTTCTTTACCAAATCTTTCTGCTAATTCCTCTCTTAATTTTCTGCCGTTAATGTCATTATCTAAGGCTAAGTGTATTTTTTCTACCTTATCAAAAAGGTCTATGCAGTTATTAAGATACTGTAAGTTGTTAGTGGTTTTCTGAGCGCCATTAGGTACAGATAAAACAGCCACTCCTTCGCGCATAATCCCAGCTTCAACTAATGCAAGCGCGTCGTTTTCGCCTTCCGTAATCCAGCATTCGGTTGCGTTTTTTAAGCTATCAAGGTTATAGAATATTAACTCCGCTCCTGAGTACATTTTGAATCCTTTGGCGGAATCCCTGTACTTTATGTTTATGAGTTCGTCATCTCTAAAGTAATTGTAGTTAATGGCTAATCTATTTCCTGCGGGGATTGTTTTGCCCGCTGGCATATTCTCCATACTTTCAGTTATCTTTAGCTTTTTAAGGGTACTTTGGCTTATTTTACGCTCACTTTCAAACCACTTAACTACTTTATCACTTAGGTCTGTTTTGTTAGCCCATATCGGCTTTGTGTAGGTTTTTGGCTTATCGTCTGTTTGCTCTAAAAGTATTTGGTATTTAGCGCATAAATGTTGTACAGCTTCTTGGTAGGTGAGTTTTTTATACTCAATTAAAAATTGTATTGCGTCCCCTGTTTTCCCACAGGAAAAACACTTATAAAAGTTTTCGTTTTCTTTTATAGAGAATGAAGGTGTTTTGTCTTCGTGGTAGGGGCAGCTACAAGTATAGCTCCCGCCGATTTTTTTTAGTTGTATATAATCAGCAACAACTTCGGAAACCTTAGCCCTTTCCTTTACTTCGTTAATTGTGTATTCTGAAATCATTAGTAAACCATTCCTCCGTTTTCTTTTTCTGTTAATTTATATTCTGGTTTTAGCCATATAGCTATAATCTTACCCTTCCAGCTTTTAACTTGTTTGCCATTGTTATCTTTCCAATACATAGCTTCGTAGTAATCAAAAGCCTTAATAGCGCATTCTTCACTGTAGCCTTTGCTCTTAACAAATTCCTTTACTTCGTCTAAACTCGGCGGGATAAAGCTATTTTTATTTAGCTCCATTATCTTTCCAGCGATTTCAGGAATTGAGTCCTCAGATATAAACATCTTTGTTCCCTTTGAGTTAGGGACAAGGGCGTATTTTTTTAATATGGCTATAACTTTTTGTTTGGTCATTTTTTAATTAATTCAGGGTTTTCGTAAATGTTTCCTAAAATTTCAAATTCATCTGAAGGGGAGTGTGTAAAATATCCTGAGTTCCTATGCGATATTCCTTGAAAAATAAAAGCTCCGCTTCCAAACGCAACTTTATAAACGCACTCTCCTTTTTTAATCACATCCCCCTCATAAATCTCTTTACCGTTCTTGTCTTTTAAGCCTGTGTATTGCATTACGGTATATCCGTAATCTTCAATGTATTTCCATACATCAGTTAAAACACATACTTCTGAGTTCCATCCATCAAACGAATATTTCATTCCTCCAATTTTGTGAAACGCTCTAAACTTTATTTCTCTCATTCTTCTGTTGGTATATTTTGCTCCGTTAATTTAATCTCTCCTGACTGTATTTTAGCTTCTAAATCTTTGATTTTACCAGCAATCTCAGTTTTACGACTCTCCTTCAACTTTTCAATATCTGAGGGTTCTGCCATCATCATTTCAATGAAAGCTTGTTGTTGGATTTGTAGTCCTTTAGCGGTCTTTCCCGCCCAGTTTAAACGGTCTTCCATTTTTTTATAGTCAGGATGTTTAGGGTTAGCTTTTAAGAACTCAGTGATATTCGCTTTAGCTCTTAAAGCACATTCTTCTGCTATGAATAATGCGAGTAGATTAATCTCATCAGATTGGGGGGAGTATTGAAATTCTATACTTTCATCTAAGAAGTTAATTTCATATTCAACTGTCCCCTTTAGGGTTTTTAGGGGGGTTGTCCCGCCGATTTCGTTTTCCATTTGTTTCAGTTATTTGTAATTTTTATGAAGTTAATTATTTTGTTACAGTTTTTTGTAATTTATCTAAGATTATTACCAAAAACAAATATCATTATTGTTCCCCAAATAATAACAGCACACATTCCGTAAATAATATAAAGAGGGTCATCGCCTTTGTATGTTTTATAATGATGAGTGGCTATTTTTGTGGATAGAAGCACTAATAACATAAGGGTTGCACAAAGAATAAAAAATTTTAACGCTATCATCGTTTCTGTTTTATTTTATCGTTTTTATACATATAAAGGGAGTAACTTGCTTGTGACCTTGTAATAGGGGAATCCATCTTAAATCCGAACTTTTTAAGCTCAAAAATTTGTTCAGAATCGGCGGGAAAAGAACCAATTATCTCTCTATAATTCTCCCTTGTATAAACCGTTTCATCTGTATCAAATCCTAAAAACTTTAAGTGAGCTTTCTGTTGGTCATCAGCTAATTCAGTAGATTTAATAGTAGTTTTAAACTTAGGAGTCATAATAGGTAATAGCTGTACCCTTTCATCTTTGTTAGTTTTACCTTCAATTCTTACTCTCCTTGCTTCAATTAGTTTTTCTCTGTCTTTGGAGGTAATATAAACTCTTTCTTCTGGAGGCAAGCCTTTGTCTAAAGAAAAAGAATTTACAAGTGAGTGCTTAGATGTATTATCTACAAAGTCCAAAATCACACAGTCTTTAAATTCGCCCTGCTTTAAACGCAATCCGCGTCCAATTCCTTGTGCCCACTTAGTATAAGATTTAGTTGGACAAGCGTTTCCTACACAAGATGTTTCTGGGTCATCAAAACCTTTGCAAACTATCGAAACATTAATCAGTACGTCAAATTCATTATCCTTGTATTGCTTAATTGTAAGACTTCTGTCGCCTGTTAATTCTTCATTGGAGCTAACAGCCTTTGCTTTAATTCCAGCTTCTAAAAAGACTTCTAATAGGTCTAAGCAGTGTTGTATTGTTACACAAAAGAAAATCCCTTTACGTCCTTTAGCGTATTTAAGATAAGAATCAACAATAAGTTTATTTCTGGCGTAACAATTTATTTCTTCTGAAAGTTCTTTTTGGTTTAAATCCCCAGCGGTTGTTTTTACTGAATCTAAGCTTATATTAGTTTTAACTCGTATGGCATCAATTTCGCAAAGGTAACCCTGTTCAATAGCATCCTTTAGCTTATACTCATAAACTATCTCATCAAAAACAGTTCCAAGTGACACACCGTCGGTGCGTACAGGAGTTGCCGTCAATCCTAATAATAATTTTGGCTTTAGGTAGTTTATCGACTGTACCCAAGTTTTCGCCGTTGCACCATGACATTCATCAATTATAACACAATCGAATTGGTCGGGTTTTAATAGGTCTAAACGGCGGTATAGCGTTTGTAAACTGCAAGCGACTATATTGCCGTAAGGCTGAAACAAAGAGGCTTTAATTGCTCCTATTTTGTACGGACTTCCTGCAAATATTCCGCCGTCTTTTACATAATTTAAAAATCCTTGCTCTTGTATGTGATTAGATAGCCGTTCATCAAAAGCTTCTCTAATAAAAGCCATTGCCGATTGTTCAATTAATTCTTCACTATCTGAGCAAAATAATACACTCTTAAATCCAGCTTGTTTTACAAGGCTAACGGCTGTTTTCGTTTTTCCCGCGCCTGTTGGTAAAACAATTATGGAACGATTAATACCCTTCTCTAATTTAGATAAAGTGGTGTCGATTGCCTCCTGCTGATATTTTCTTAGTATACTCAAGCCCTTATGAAATATGAATAATTTTTTCTTCCTTTTGATAAATAATGTCTAAGCATTCCCTCTGTTAAATGAGATGTAGATTGATAAGCTTCTATTATGGTATCATAATATATTCCAGTTTCTAAATTAATAATTAATGTAGCTCTTGGATTTTTCACACCATCATAAACGCCTTGTTTTTTTTGAGACATTATAATTTTAGTAATTAAATCGTGCTTTTTCTTATAAAATCCATTAAGCTTGCCATTCATTCTTTTTGGACTATATCCTTCAGCATATCTTTTTAACATCATCTGACGTGACTTTTCTTTTTGCTCATCAGACTGCGTTGTTCCTAATTTTGTTTGCCTTAATCTTTCTTTTGATTCATCTGACCATTTAAAGCCCCTAACGCTTGTTGCTGTGGGGGAGTTGTTGCAACATTTTCTATTTTTGAAATAAAGGTCTAAATAATATTGCTCTCTTTCGTTTAATTTATTTATTTCACAATATTCTAATATAATAAATTCAAAAATGCCGTATTTGTTATATACAGATTGCAACGCTTTGTTTTCATGGTCTTTTCTTGTAAGCCTTCTTTTATGCTGATAGGCTCTTTCGGTTAATTGTTGAGATTGTCCTATGTAATAATAGCCCTGTTCTTTCCACTCTAACTTGTAAATTCCTGACTGCATAAAAAAGTACCCCTCACCAATACAAAGGCTTCCCAGTGGCGCGAAAAGCGCAATGGCAATGTAAAGGCAAAGGGATTTTTTAAATATTTTCATAACTGAGAAGCGATACAAATATAAGCATTATTTCTTATCCTCTAAATATTCATTTGTAATACCCAGATATTTATCTGTTATTAGCATCATTTCTGTAATAGCGTCAATCATCTCATCTATAAGATTTTTCTCAGCGTATTTTATAGCTTTTAGCTCTAGGGCTTTTATTTGGTTTTCGTAGGTCATATTTTTCTGTTCTGACGGGTTAGGGTTATTTGGTCGGGGGCTTCGCCACTATTTAGCTCATTCGTTTGATGGATTAGGTGGTAAGGGCATCCAATGGGTTACAATATCGTAAAGTTCACAAGTAAACCGATTAAACTCATAATCATAAAATGCAGTATTGATAATTCCCGTACTATAAACTACTAATACTTTTTTACTCAATTTTACTTTACTAATATCATCTTGTTCATTCTCAGGCAACCTCTCATCAACACTTATCCACTTAGCCTCATTCTCTTTGTCTTTTTGGGTGAGGAGGGATTGGAGCTTATCGGCTTTCCTTTCTTCTATTAAGCACTGTAATTCTGTTTGTAATTTTTCTTCTTCTATTACGGATAATTCCATTCGCAACCTTTCAATCTCCCCCTTAGCTTGGGTGAGTTGGTGGTGGGCGTAATCATTAAGCATTTTAACTACTGTTATTGCTTCATATACCCGTATTCCTTTTTCGTTAAAGTAACTGTAATAATTACTTTTAAATTGTTCTGCTTCTTGTATTACTTCCTCTTTCGTTTTATCTTGGCTCATTTTTGTGGGGGGGGGTTATTTAAGATAAATTTTAGCAAATTTGTTAAAACCTTCTTTGTTTAATTTATATGCAATTTGTGATGTTGTTTTTAATTCTAAAATTCCGTTTTGCTGAATAGCCATATTGTTCCAAACCACTTCGTTTATTTTTTTATTTTTCATCGCTATTGGATAATTTGAAATAAATTCGTAAGTAACATTATTTGACAGAAAATTATCACATAGTTTCATCATCTTACTCTTACTAATAGTCATATAAACCATCTCACCTTCTTCAAAATATGCAACAGCAACGGCAACTCTATTACATAAATTCCATCTGATAAATAATATACCTATTGATTGTGGTAATGCTTTTTTACATCCTTTCTTCATCTCTCTTATGGTTTAGGGGTGGTTAAATATTTAATATGCCTTTCTGCGTTTGCCTTATAAAAAAACCAAGTGATATATTTAGGATTTAGTAATCCAAATAGTCTACGTTTGTAAACTTTATAAACAGAAATCTGAATCTCATCGTTATACCCTTCTTTTATATAATACTTTCTCATTTCCCTTTAACCTTTAGATTGGTTATAAAATATCCAATAGTACTTAGGCTTTAATCCACCCTTATAAGATTTCCAAAATAAGCTTGTTTCGAACGCCACCATATACTATTGGAATTTATTTAGTTTTAGATTGTTTGTAGATTGAGTAGAGTTCTTGGGTTGTTTTAAATTCTCTTTTTTTAACCATATACCATCTATTATTAGCGGCTTTTTCAATATCATTATTATAAATCCACTCAGTAAAATCAATCGCATCAATCTGTTTTACATTTGAGAATATTGAGTTAATTAAGTATTTTTCAGGTCGCTCTCCTTCAAAATCATCACCAAACTCCACCGCCTCACTCTTATCCGTTTCGGTGGAGGGGGATTTTGGAGAGTTGTTAGTTATTGCCCTCATCCACTCTTTGCATTCAAACAATATTAGTTGCTTATCTTTCTCTGACATTAATCCAAAATCGTGGCGATAACTAAGACATACATTTTGAATAAATTTATCAGAATTAAACAGGCTCATTACCTCCCCCTCTTTTACATTGGAGAGGCGGGATTCTTTGTGTTTTTTAATTGCGTTGTTACTTCCTGAATGTTCAAGCCATAAATCATGCCCCGCATTTTTAACCAATTCACTTAATGTAATTAAAGCCTCTAACAGCTCATCACTCACCACCTCTTTATCGGGAGGGAGGGAAAGGGATTGGAGTAGTTTTTGTTCAATCCATTTTATGTAGTCGGTATGCCAATCCATAAATCCTATTTGATTATTTGGGCACTTACGACCACTTTCTTTTTCGTATAATTCTTTTATCTTACTTTCCATTTGGTTGGGTGTTAATTATTAAGTCTCATTCCTATTAAAAGTAGAACCGTAAATGGCGAAAAAATAAAGCTCATAACGTGTCCTATTCTTATTATTTTACAATCAATTAAAGAGCCTAATATTATAAAATAAGAGGCAATCGAGTATGTTATTATAATGTTTTCCATTTGGTTGTTTATTTAAATTTCTCTTAAAACTGAATCTCTAAAGTTCGTTCAGGACTCTTATTTGATTAATTTAATGGCGGTGAATAAATCCATCTCTCCATAGCACATATCAACGTACTCCTTTGTTAGTCCCCGCGAAGTAAAAATATTCATCACTCTACGCTTAGAGTCTTTTCTTACTTGATTCCATTTAAAATCTCTGATTGTAAATAGAAAGTTTTTGTCTTGTTGTTTCATGTTTTATTTATTGGCTTTAGTTTGTAAAAATGATGTTCTTCTGTCCAATCGTTTTTTGTGCCGTTATGATAGGTAGTAAACCCTGAGCCCATATAATCAAAGTTTTTTCCATAGAACTCATCTGCTTCTTTTTTTGACCCCGTAGAACACGCATCATAATCAACACGAGCGTTATTAATAACGCATTCATTGTGGAGTGGTTTCATGTTAAAATAAGTATGTAATTGATAAATACTCATAATCTTTATTTTTGTTCCCGCAGATGCCGTTAGTTTGGGCGAGGGGAGGGTTAATTATTATCACTGGGTTACGTAAGCTATTCTTCTTCTTCTAAATAATAAATTGTCGGCTCTCCTTGTTCATAAGTTACAATGGCATAAAACTCTCTTTCACCACTACCTGAATCTAAATATGGTTTTACCCATTTAAGAAAATCTTCAATTTCATTTTCGTAATTCTTTAAATTAGTTCTAGATGAAATATACCAAGATGGGCGAATTTTATCATAAATCATTTGAGGGTCAGTATTAATAACTCCAAAATAATAACTACCGCCCATATTTAACGGATTGCGCCCCGACTTTGTTTTAAATACTAGTTGTTCTTCTGGCAATTCAACTAATCCGCAATAATGCTTTAACGTTTCAATTACATCTGGCGGCGTTTCTTTTTTAAGACTTGCCCCGAAAATTAATTCTGTATAACTTCCCATATTATTCAATTATTATTGATTTCTCGTTATTATTAAGTTTACGGTTGCTTAGGATTATAAAATGTCCCGCCGATTTAAAATTTTCAATTAAAGCTATTGCATCGTGAGCGTCTAAAAACGCGTCACCCATATTTGTATCAACCATTACAAAGTCGTTGTTTATGACAATATAAAGCCATATCCCGTCGATTCTGACTTGGGGAGTATAAGACTTCAATCCTAAATTATTGTGCTCTATAAGCCTAAATTTAAGGGATTTCGACCTTTTATACAATGCTATTGGAAATACAATAGCAGATAAAATAAATAGTGAGATTATAATGTTCATAGGTTTAGTTTTAGTTTACTCTTAGTGGAGGGATTAGAGCACCCTCCTTTAGAAACTAGCGTAAGTAACGATGCTAGAACAGCTAATGTTTGTAAAATATGAAGGGGGGCGGTTTTAGACACAAACTACCATTCTCACACTCTCATCTATGCCATGTCCGCGCTATGAGAATTCCCCCTCCATATTTTTAGTGACTTCCCCGCCAACTTTGTTTTGATACAAATTTTGTAACACAAAACCTTTACATTTAAAAATTACAAATTCTGTAACAATTTTAAATCGGCGGGGGTTATTTTGCATCTACTTATCTACTCTTACAATTATATAAGAACCATTACAGTCCATATAAATCATCAATCGTAGACTATTAGGAAGTCGGGTTATATTATTTTACCAACACCAATAGCGTTACATAGATGCAACTATCTTATAAAAGCAACTGGTCAACCACCTCTTAACGATTACAGTTATTCGCTGATTACGTTTAATGAGTGTCTTAACTGTTCGCTACCCATCACTTTCCCTCCTTTGTTTACAAGCTCGGGCGGTCAGTGCCTAAGCCTTGTCCGTTGTGTTGCTTTTAATATCTTAAAGGTAAAGAGGGGACATTGGACACTACAATCATTTTTCCACCTCTAAACCCTTTATTTATTAGCTATCTAATCTACCAAAGAACGTCTTGTTTGTTGTACATTCAAACTCAATTCTCCAGTGTTCAATTTACATACCCTCTCGCCTCTAATGTGCGAATGTTGGTTTGAACTCTATCATATCTTTCGTGGCATGTATGCCTATTCATAGATTAGAAAAAGTATCCCTTATTTTGTTCCTCATACACATTTGTACGTTGGTTCTCAAAGGGCTTCCTTTTTGTTGCTAATTTTTAAATTATCAATGAACGTTGTTATATGTATTCAAACGTAAAGATAGTAAAAAGGTTACAATGTTTTACAAAATGTTTATAACTGACTGATTATTAGCTTAATTATTTTTAGTGCACGCGGATTACGGTTATGTGGCGAGGGTGGAGGGGTATTTAGTTAGGGTTCGGCTTACTGTGTGGTTAAAAAAAAGGTCACTCCTAAGCGCCCTGTTCTAATGGGAAGGGGGAGTGACTCTATATTACTAAGTACCAGATGCTGGTTCAAAGGTAATAAATTTATTAATAAAAAGAGTGAATTAAGGGCTCTCAATAATGTTTTTATAATAAACTATCAAAGATTTTGGGTGTTTTTGGCGGGTTAATAATAGAGCATACGCCAGATTTTTACGGAACTCGATGTATAAAGGGGTGATATAGGATTAAAAAATAAAAATAACGAAAGAAAATGCCTATTTTTGTAACCTTTTATCAATAGACTCAGTATAACCCATCATCAAACTAATCTAAGTATTAATAAAAAACCAAACAAAATGAATAAAAAACTAATGATTATAGCTTTAACAATCGGAATGATGTTAAGCTGTCAAAAAAAGAATAACTCTCCGCAATCTGGAGTATGGTGCGTGTATGGATACCAAAACGGCAAAGAACAGAAGTTTAGTTGTGAGAGTTCTGAAAAGGGCGCTATTGATAAATGTCAGCAATTAAGGAATAGCGGGGTTACTAGTACCCGTAGTGTAGCTAAAAGTGATTGCTCTGAGTGTTAATAGATGACCTTTATCACGTTCTTTTGAAATCTTGTTGAAAACTTCCTTTGCTGGCTTATTGAGCTGTTATATAAATTACATATTTTTGTATCGGACATTACTGTGAATATTGAAATTCACGACTTTTCTTAGGGGCTATTGCTCCAAAATTAAAGAACCTCCGCCACGGTAATGTCCAAGTTATAAAGCGGAGGTTTCTTTTTGTTACAAAAAACTGTAACAAATTTCGATTTGTGAAATTAATTACAAAAAACTGTAACTTTTTTATGCCAATACACAAATCTAAACACGCTGGTAACTTTACCTCTATACCAAACTCTATTTTTAAAAACGGATTAAGCGCTGAGGCTTGCGGGATGCTTTGCTACTTTTTAACACTTCCTCACGATTGGATTATTTACAAAGTAACCCTACATACACAAAAAGAAATGGTGAATTTCGGCGGTGAAAAAAAGATTGACAGGGTTTTTAAAGAACTTCAAAAGGCTGGATATATAATGTCAGTTAAGCGACATAAAAATGGCAAATATGAATATGAGCATATAGTTTATGATATTCCGTGGAACGGCGAAAAGGCTCAACCCCCCCAAAACGTAGGGGTTGGTTTTGTAGGGGTAGAAAATCAACGGGTTGAAAAGGAAGGACTACTAAATACTAATACACAAAATACTAATGTACTAAATAAAATAAAAATAGGCTCCGCCAGTTTTTTTGATTTAATAACGGCTATTAATAGTAATATAGAAATATACAAAGCCGTAATAGCTATAAAAAAAGAAACAACAACAGAAGAATCAATTCTAGCCGCTTTAAACGATAGATACCCTTACGCTGAGTTTACGGACATAAATCACTTTAAAAACGCTGTACGGGTCTGTATTAAAGAAATAGAGGGTGTTAAAAAGAAGGTAGAGCGGCGGGAAAGTTTTAACCCCTCGCAAAACGGAATGGTATATTAACCGCTAAAAAATAACTATGAAAAGACAAGCCGACAAACAATCTCCCATAACTATGGGACAAGTACACAAAACCTTAAAACCTAATTTTGATGACCATATAACAGGTGTCCCGCGGGATTTGGGTACTTGGCGAGAGGGGTATCAGGGGAGTGGCATAGTAGATGCTTTTAGCGAGGAAGAAAGATATTATACTGGTAAATTAGATGTACAAGATTCATCTCCGCCAAATCATGATTCAAAATCGGCGAGAATAAAAACCGCCATCCAAGAGTTGAAGGACTTATTTTGTAATAGCTTTAAAAGAAAATGATATGGAAACAATGGCACAAACCCACGAAAGACTCTTAAAGAGATTTTGTTGTACTGGCTTAGACTTAAACCATGAATACATAGGAAAGCCAAGATTACGCAGAGCTAAGAAATACACTAAAACCGCTAAAAAGAAATTAAAATGAATAATGTAACCGTTTATAGTGAAAAACAATTGCCGTATAAAAAGAAATTTAAGCTCCCCCGAATTCCGAAATTAAGAATAAGAGAACGCTTAACTAATTTACTGTTTAGTACTATTGGCGCTAAGTGGGCTAACATCACAGTGGTTAATCCTAACGATTGGTCGGATGAATTTATAATGAAAACTTTAAAGACTAATGGCTTTATAGAATTAAATCGGCGGGGATATTTCTTTATTAGCGGATTTACAATGATAGAGCTTGTAAAAGGCAGACAGCAAGGCGGAATTAGAATCGGCGGGGAAAAAGAACCAGAGGGTAAACACATCACTCAAGTTTTAATTAAGCACGATATTGATAGCTCAGTGAGTGAAAATGTAAAGGCAATAAACATAGCTTGTAAAGTCACTAATTTACAGAATATGATTAATTATTTTAACCGCTTATGAATTTAAACGACATACCAAATGAAGTTTGGTGGGTGCATATAATAAAAATGCAGGGCTTTTGCGGTAGCTCTAATTACCAAAAATGCAAGGAAATAGTAGAAAGATATCCTGAGCATTTCCCAGACGAAGCTATATACCGTAAAATTCCAAAAGAGGTGCATGAAGCTTATGATATGGACACTTCATATAACCACCAATCTGTATGCGAATTATTAGAATTCCCTCCGCTACCAAAAGGAGATGGATTAATTGCCGAAATTGAAAAAGGGGAAATGAAGCCGTATAATAGAAACGCAACAATTAAAGATTTTCAGGAAGCTTTTGAAATGATAGAAAAGAATTGGAGAGATGAAGAAAAAGCAGAATATGAAAGAGCTAAAATTTGGAATAAACATTACGCTAAATATGGATTATATTATGTCAAAGGAAAACACCTCATTACTTAATAGAAAATATTACCTAAATCGGCGGGAAAATCACAATAAATATTCCGCCGAGTACTACATTAAAAATAAAGATAAAATATCCGCTTACAAAAAGAAACTATACCTTAAACGTAAAAAACAAAATGAATTTAATAAGAAGAATAAAACAATGGAAAATTAACCGAGATTTAAAATCTATTGGTTATGAATACAGAAAAACAGCATTAGGAGAGCCAGTATTTATTAAAGAAGGAGCAGATAGTGCACATAATGGATTTTGGGGAGGTAGATGGAGTGAAAAAGAATTAAAAACATTTTTAGCATATATGCAAAATAACCGCGATTGCACCATTTATTCAGATGGTAGCGGGGAGGCTTGGAAATGAACACAAAAAGAACACAGCTAACAAAAACTAAGAAGCTCTGGGACTTCCCCGAACTAGAAGATGGAAAAAAAGGGAGGGTGTTTACTAAGCACTACGCTAATATGGCGTTTATTTTACCCCCTAATCAATTTTCTTTCCTTTCCTTCCTTATATACCAATCAGGAGCAGATAACACGTTAAAATACTCAGAATCGCTTTTAAAGACGTATCAGCAAGCAGTGATTAAAGGAACAGAGCATTACGGATGCGAGAACGGGCATATCAGAAAATCTATCCCAGTTTTGCGAGAACTATTTATTTGGCTTATAGAGAATGGATTTTTATTTCCAACCTTTACCGATAAACAGTTCCTTATCAATCCAAACCTAACTTATTCTAAATTATATGTAAGGGCTGAGTTTTATAAGACTTGGACTGGAGAATATGAACTTGTTTGCTTTAACGGGGATTTTTACGGGGAGCAAGATAAAAAATTAACCGCACTGATTAATAGCTATTTAGAACACGTTAATAAGAATTATAAGAAAAGAAAATAAACTTTGTAACCTTTTTACTATATTTGCGTTTAACTAAGAAAAATAAACCTATGAAACTAAATAACCTAAATGAGCAATATTTAACTGGACTAGTTGATATGGCTATCTCAAACTATGCGGAGAACTGTAATTCTATTCCTGCCGAGTTAAATTTATCTTATTCATTTGAATTTGGTAATTACAACACAGGTGCTAATATGCTACCAAGCACACCGAATTCCGCCAAAATAACCTTTCATTGGATAGAAGACGGAGAATGGGTGACGGTTGATAGTGACACAGATTCGCGGGAATATAAAGGAAGTAATGGCTTTGACCACTTTACAATACTGGCGGGAGAAAGAGTAGTGAAGTTGCAATTATACGTGGAAGAATTACTAGACAGAATAACCAATTAATAAACAACCAAATGGAAAATATTATAATAACATACACAATTATTTCATATCTAATTGGAATTGGAGTGTTAATGAATCAACCAAATTTAGCTTTAAGGCATTTTATATGGTTTGTTTTTTCTCCAATAGGAGTGCCAATATTAATAGGAATGAGAATTAACGATTAAATCAAAAAAAATGGAAAGTAAGATAAAAGAATTATACGAAAAAGAGAGTGGCAAAAAATGTCCAAATAATCAAATGGCGTTTATGGATTGGCATACTGACTATATAAAATGGATTGAACAAAAACTACTCCAATCCCTTTCCCTCCCTCCCGATAAAGAGGTGGTGAGTGATGAGGAGATAATTAATAGATTACTAATAATGAAAGAGTGGTTAAATCCAATTCCTTTTAGTGATGTTGAGGCGTGTGATAATGCAATAGACCATTTAATTAAAAAACTACAATCTAAATCCCGCCTCTCAAATGTAAAAGAGGGGGAGACTAAAGAGGATTGCAACCATAAGTTCAACACTACTTACACGCCAGAAACGGGAACGGTTTGTAGTGGCTGTAAACAAAAATTGATTTCAATACAAGTAACAGAAAAACAAGCTAAACAATTTAAACGTAAATAAAATGAGCGACGAAAAACAAAAAGAATTTGAAGCGGTAGTAAGACCCGTTATGAAGTGGCTTGCTGAAAACCACCACCCTCACATGAAAATCGTAATTGAATCTAATTGTGCTGAAATGGTTGAGGGTGTAATGGTAATTGAAAATTATAAACTTAACATAAGCACATATAAACAAAAACTTATTGATTTAAGATATGAATCACATATTGCAGGAAACGTTGAATATAAAAACGCAATAAACCAAGCTATTTTAATTTACGATAAGCTATTTTCCCCCTCCACCGTAACGGATAAGAGTGAGGCGGTGGAGTTTGCGGAGTGGTTGAGTGATAATAATTGGGAATTTAATTTGAATGAACAATGGCAAAGAGGTACTTTACATATAGAATATGCAACAACCCAAGAACTCTACTCAATATTCAAACAATCTAAAACTAAATAAGGATGATAAATATTATAATTTGGCTAATTTTCTTTCCATTAGCAACAACAATTAACGAGTACATAAATAATAAAAATAGAATACTAAAAGGAGAGGAATTAGACTCTAAAGAAGTAAAAACTAAAGTTGCTATTATTGAGTTTGTAGTTTTCTTAATTGTTCTTTTTATTTTAATCAACCAATCTAAAGGCTAAAGGGAAATGAGAACAATATTAGAGCCAACTAAAACCAAAGCAAACAAACAACATCAGTGTAATTACTGTCTTGGAGTTATTGAAAAAGGTGAAAGTTACGAGAGGTCGGTTCATATATATGATGATTTATATACTTGGAAGTCGCATTTAAAATGTTCGGATATAGCAAGTAAGTTAAAAATGTTTGATTATGCCGACGAAGGCGTGACTCACGATTATTTTTACGAATCAATTATTGAGGAGTATCGCCAAATAATGATTAAAACCAATTTGGAATTATACGAATCGAAAGAATTTAAATACCCTACATTCCACGAACAACTTGAATTTGTTATTAACTATTATTTAACCACCCCTAAACCATAAGAGAGATGAAGAAATTAAAAGAAGCGATTAAGATGGCTAAATACATAACAGCCTTAGAAAATGAAGGGTTTGACTCAATAGAAGACTATCGTAATGAATTGTTTAATCAGGTATATTATATATTAACTAATGAGTAAGAAAAATAAAATAGAAAATTTATTGTTTGAAATTTATAATAAAGGAGTTAAAATGCAGACTTGTGATTTAACGGCTTACTATGAGAAAATAAATAAAATATTAACTCCCACAAAGGAAATAAACCCCCACAAAAATGAGCCAAGATAAAACGAAAGAGGAGATACTACTTGAATCGTATAACGAATTTTTTAAAACAAAATACACTTCATTAGAAGGTATCTGTAATATTAATTGGGAAGATTTTATTAATTTTTGTTACTACTTCTACGAACACCAACTCACCCAAGCTAAGGGGGAGATTGAAAGGTTAAAGCAAGAACTAATAGACTCGGCATCGGATGACCATTACAATTACATAGTCGGATGTAATAATGAAATTAATCGACTTGAATCCCTCCTCACCCAAAAAGACAAAGAGAATGAGCGATTAGAGAAACTAAACGCATTCGATGTAGCTCAATTATCGGATAAAATAAGAGAGCAACAAAAAGAGAACGAGGGTTTACGGGCTGAGTTAAAATCGTACAACGCAATGAAAGACTGTTGGAAATCCCTCCTTAATCCATCAAACGAGAAGGGAGAGAAATAAATGTTCACGCGACTACGGTAGTTCTGGCGGGGGTACGGTAAAAAATGTAGATGGGGATACCCAATTAACCGAAACCTCACCAAGTTTGCCGCACTCGTGGGAAAATAAATAAAACTATGAAAGAAACAATTATATCATTATTAAAAATAGTTTGCCGTATAGCATTTAGTTATGGCGTAATATTACTATTCGAGACAATAGCTAATCCATTAGACTGGTCATTAACAGGAAAGATTTGGTTTTTAATAATAGCTGTTATACTTTTAGCCCAAGACTAATGAAATCAATTATAATCCAAATTCGCGGGGAAAGAACAGAGCAGACTATTAACTTAATAGCCCTACATGGCTTTAATATAACTTCTGATACCGAAACAACCATTCTAACAACACTTTATAAATTATATGGTAATAGCTCGTTTATGCTAAACGATGCTGTTAAAGCTCAAATAAAAGCCAAACTAAGCTATCCTACACCCAGCAACTATACCCAACTTCGCGGGATAACAGATGGCAATATTAAAACCAACATTAGCCGTTTAATTAAATCGGGAGCTATTGTTAAAGATGGTAAGCTATTAGGTCTTAATGTAGCCTTTAAAGACGCTAAAGATGTGGGACAGATAGTGCTCAGGATTGAATAAAAAGGCTTAACATGGCGTGTTAAAATGAGGGGTATTCGATTTGAATGCTCCTTTTTTATTGATTAATTACAAAAAAATGTAACAAAATCAGCATCACTAAATTTGTTACAATAAACTGTAATTCTGAATCGGCGGGAAAAATAGCAAGCAAAGAAAATCCCCGCTTCCTAACCCAATCTTTTCTCCGCAATCCTTACAAAGCGGTTACCAATTGAATTAAGAGCGGGGACTTGTTACACTAGTGGGTTATTCATATAATCATTAACCACAAATCAAATATGCCAGACCACTGTGTAAATTACCAACTTCGCGTCATCTATCTATTTTGTGTAACAGGAAGGAATCGAACCTCCAGCGACTGCCGTCTTTTCTACAACCATTAGCATTTCTGCTGAAGGGAATCGAACCCTTGAGTTGAACCATCAACACCGCGGAATCGAACCGCGTACTTGCCTATTTTTCTGTTACTTATAAAATCATTAGCGCCAAATATCATTATCTTCTTTATTCCATTCAGCTCTGTTATTTTTAGCCACCTGTTCGCGCGTATAGGCATTTAAACGAGCCGATAGCCGTGACAATTTTATTTCTAAGGCTTCTAAACTAAGCTCATAGTATTCATCAAAAGTTGCGGGGGCATTAGTTTTTACATCGTGATAATGCCTTGAATCTATAACAGCTAGCTGATATTTAACTCTGAATAGGTCACTAATTAATTCACATTTAAGTTTTACAATAATTGGCTCTTGGCTCAATTGTGCAATAATAGCATCAATACGTTGTACTGGATTTCCGAATAGTTTATCTAAGTGGTTCATAGGGTTAGGGGTTAAGAATTGAATAAATAACTTTTAATTGTTCAAGGGTTAAATTAGTTTTACCATATTGACCTATTTTTTCACGAATTTGTAGTAATAAATTTTCAGCAGCCACTTCGTCAATGATTTCTTGATTGTCATAATAAAGTTGATATTCTCCTGAATAATTGCCGTTATTATGTTTTCCTGTTTTTATATCGAATTTTAGGGTATTTCCGTAATTATTTAAGGTAACTTCAAGGTAAATTTTACCTATTTTAGTTATAGTTCCTTCGCGTAATTTTTCGCCGCGTCTAGTTGCGTTACTTAATTTAATTGGGTTTATAAAAACCTTTTGTCCTATTACTGGTTTCATATCTTACAAATTTAAGGTAAATGTATCATGTTTAAAATGTTTAACAATATCAAGGGCTTTAAACCTTTTAGGCAGGCTCTCCCGTCCCCAGATTAACGCATTCGCGGGGGTATCGGGTATTTCGATTATTGCATTGCCCCTCCTGCATACTTTTTTAATAGTGGCAGAGTATCCTAAATTTTTGTGAATAATAGGGTCACCTTCAAAGAATAGGGCTTTATCAAGGGCTATTGCTTTCATAATTTCGCGGGGATTAAAAGGTTTATTTGTTGTTATTAGCCGTTACATGTTGAATTGGTTTTGTTTCGTCTGGCACTTGTCTAGTTTTTACAAGTCTATCAATAAACTTTTTAGGTAATTTATCCACCCATTTGTTTTTCTCAGGATTCCAGTATTGCGTTTTCATAACATTTAAGGTTTTACAGGTGCTTCGGGGGCTATTGTATTAGATAGCTCTCTCTGCATCATTAGGGTTAGTACTTTACGAATTGTTTTCATATTATTCAGTTGCTTTTTTAATTGCGTTGTTACTTCCTGAATGTTCAAGCCATAAATCATGCCCCGCATTTTTAACCAATTCACTTAATTCCATCAAAGCCTCTAATAGTTCAATAGCGTTAGTGTTCTCTAATGCGGTATTGTAGCCGCTTGTCCAAGCCGAAGACTCGGAATTGTTTAATCCTAATGGTGCTTCCATTGGGTTTCTTTCTTGGAAGTGGGGTGGTGTATGTTTTAAATTACTCATAGTATTATAGTTTATTGGTTAAATAAAATTGAATCGCGGGTTAAATTTAATTGAATAGTATCAAATGTGCTTTTTTCAGTGGCTATATAAAATAGGTGTGTTTTAGGGTTATCAAGTGAATAATTAGCCTTTACACTCACTAAAAACTGTTCTTTAGTTTGAGGTTCTTTAGTAACGAGGTGCGCAAATTTGCGTATCTGGTCAATAAATAGGGGGTTTAAATTGGTTGCTTTCATAGGTTTTAAGTTTTAATGCGTTACGGGTTGAATTTGTTAATTTTCTTTTGTTATTTGTGCGTGTAATTTCTTGCCGTATTTACTTACCTTATTTATTGTATAGCTGTCCCCTTCATTATTAATATACCAAAAATCTTTTTTACCATTGGCATTAATGGTTGGTATTGCTAGGCGGTATTGGTAATAATATCCAGCCGATTTTAATTTTTTACGCCCTTGTTTGTACGTAATTTCGCCAGTGTGTTTATATTCAATTCTTAGCGGGGTGTTGTAAGTTAATCCGCCATAGGACAAATTAACCACCACTGTTACTATTATATTTTCCATTTTAATAGGTTTTAAAGGTTTATTTATTTAATTTCTCTTTAATTTTTTGTAGGATTTTATATTCCGTTTTGCTGGCAAAAATTATCGAAATAAGCGTCTTCCTGAGCTTGTACATAATTTGCAAGGTCAGAATCGGCGGGCTGTTCACTTTTTTTAGCCTTGTTGCTATCAATTGAATAGCATTTTTTAGCCGTATAATCGTAGTACATTTGTTCGCTTCTTTTAATTTTCTTTCCAGTTTCAGCGCATTGGCTGTTAAATTTAGCTGTTATCTTTTTCATAGGTTTAAAGGTTTTAAAATTGTTATTAATCCGTTACTAATTGAATTACCTCTCTGTTACAATAACAAGCGGTAAAGGCTCAGCGTGTTGCGGCGCTCTTTCGCCTCTTGGCTGTTGTTCTGGGGTGTTTTCTCTTTGGTTCATGGTTGTAAGGTTTTAAAGGGGTTATTTTACTGTTACTTTGTGTAGGTCATTAAGCATACTGTTTGCCTCGTATTGTTGTGCTAGTTTTTCCGCATCTTGTAAAGAAATACATTCGTTTTCTTTTCTTGTTAACTCGTTGCCGTTTTTATCTTCAAATATAAAAACATATTTTTTAGTGGCTTTAACCGCATTTACATTGGCATATTTTTCTCTGTCTTTTTTATTATTTAAATTGTATATCATGGTATTAAGTGTTAAAAGTTAATATTTAAGTGCGGTGGGGTTATGGTGGTCACAATCTAAATAGACTGCCCTTTGTCCTCGCCCAACCTCCCGAAAACTGCGAGAACTATCTAATTAGCAATGTATTGTATAGCTACTATTATTTGCTCATCAATACTAAGTAGTGTTAAGTCTTTCATGGCTTAGTTGATTTCTTGTAACTCGGTTAATTCCTCATCGTTAAAAATCATACAAACTTTAGCGTATTCATCGCAAACAGCCTCATAAATTTTCTCGGCTTTTTTACTATCTACATCATAGCCAAACTCATCACAGAAGTTTTCTAATGTGCCTACTTCGTATTTTTGAAGGGTAGCTAATAGACTGTATTCGTTGGGAACTTCAAAATCAGGGTTTAAATGATAGTCGATATTTAAACGCACATATCCAGTTGGCTTATCGTATACATTATAGGGGAATGCTTTGTTTCCGTTTCTGTAAACAATATATTTACCGCTGTGTTTAATAGATTGCCCAAACTCAAAACTTACAGCTCTTTTACCTCTAGTTAGGGTTAGTTTGTAAATATCGCGGGGTTCTTTATCGTCCGCAAAATGCTTATCATGCTTTAAAAACTCAGCTTTAAATTGAACGTTACACTTGTGTAAGAACTCAATAGCTTGTTTGTCGTAATCGGTTAAGGTTTTCATAGGTGTAAGGATTAAAGGTTAATAGTGTGGTTAATTATATAGTTATACTTAGTTTATAGTAAAAAGGTTACAAAGATTATAAAAATAGATAAATATATACTGATTATCAGGCTAATAAAGTTTTAATACTTTCTTATTTATTATTAATCTTTCTAATATTTGGCTTTCTTTATAGTTATTATCATGGGAGCGGATAAGCTCTAATAGTTGTTTAAATTCAGGGCTGTTTTTTATGATTAAAATCTTCTCTTTTCGTTTGTTTAACGTTTCTTGTTTTTGATTTTTACTTGAATAATTTATGTTATATCTTGGCGCTGCTTTACTCTTTACCTTAAATACGCCTTTGTTTATCAATGCGAATCCCCAACTTATAAATAGGTGCATGTAGTGTTTTTCCCAAAACATTCTATTATCATAATTAACAGTTTCAATAATTTCTAATTGAGTAGTCAATCCAAATCTTTCTTTATGGGATTTTAGTCTATTTTCGGTGCTGTGGGTGTGCCCTACATAAAACGGAACGTCGTTACCGTTATGTAAATAATAAATGAATGCGTGCATAAAATATAAAAGCCCCCAAGTTTTTCATATCTGGAAGGCTATTACTAAACAAGGGGGCAGTAAGTTTGTAAAATTACTGTTTTTGTTGCTTCCAGACAACAATATAAATATACAAAATTATGTAACATACTAACCAATAAGATATTAAAAGGTTTTTAACAGTCAAACGCGCCCAATTCGCGCCACCTAACACCATACCGTAACCCACATAAATAGCCCTTTGCCCTGACAAAATACCCGCAACCCGTCGGACAAATAATGTAAGCATTCATATAGAACAAACAACCAATACCAACTTAACACTAGTATCTAAAACAAGCAACCGCCTAACCAGATTAACAAGGGGCTACAAATAACAGCTTTTAACCCACCACAAAACACACCTAAACAAATCCCAACATAATAGCCAAAACCCCAAAACAAAGGGGAGGGGATAATCATACAAATTAAACCCCCACACCAAACAAAATTTAAACGTAAACTAAAAAACATAGGCATAGAAATTGATTTTAAGAGCATTTTAACACTAAGGTGATACCAATACCCCACAATTAAACATAATGGCTTAAAAGGGCTAGGATTTAGTTGAGCTAACATAATATGTTATAACATCTAATATAGGCAATACACGTTATAACACGCGTTGTTAGTCTTTTGTTAATTACTGTTAACGCATTAACGCTATATTTGTTAATCAATTAACAGAATATGAAAACAGTATGGAAACCAAGAACACCCGAATGGATTAAAGCTAACCCAAAACAAGGCACAATGTATAAAGTTTTAGTGGATAATGAAGGGAATGAGTTAAACCCAGAACCACCAAAACCAATTGAAATAATAACCCCTTTAATTAAAGAACAACAAACAAAACCCAAAGACTTATCACAAGCAGGGGTTTATCTTATTATATGTGGTATTGAAAATCATGCTTATATAGGCTTATCTTCTAACATTGACGTTAGGTTGCGTAACCATAAGATGAATATTATAGATAACAAGACAAAGGTAAAGACTATCGCATACGGTATAATGAGGGAACATTATATAAAGCATGGTATTGAAGCCTTTGAGTTTATTAAATATAAGCACATGCCAAACGCTAGCTATAACGAGCTGGGGCGCATGGAGATGCAAACACTACTTGAATACCATAGAATGGGATATAAGCTCTACAATCAACAAATATCAATGCACATCTTAGAGTTCATAACATAGAGCTCAACTGCGCCAAACACAGAACAAGCCGTAAATCCTAAAAAGAATGCTTTCAGTTAACTGCCTATATATTTACACTCCCCCCGTTGCGGGTTCTTAGTTTACTTTTTTGAATTGGGGGTAATGATTCCCCTCCCACATCCCCCCTACCTTTTTAAATTAAGTGGTAAATAGTGGAAAACTTGTTAAGAAAAATTTCTAATAAAAATTTTATAGAGTAGTATAAAGTGGTATATTTGTAAGAGATGAGTGAGAGTAAGATAAATAAACAATTGGAGAGTGTTAAGCTGGATGTGGCGATAGTTGGGCGGGTTCGTGATTATAAGTTGCGGACTGGTGTGAGTATAAGTAGTTTTATAGAAAGGGCTATTGAGGAGAAATTGGAGCGGGAGAAAAAGATACGGGAGGCGCTGGAGGTATGAATTGGTATAGCACTAATACAGTTCCTTTCTTTTGGGGGGAGTCGGATTGCACGGAGAATTTAGATGTAGATTATTATTATTATGATAGAGAAAGCGAATAATTTGTATTTTAGAACTTACACTGATGTTGTAAGAGCTCCTCATAAAAATGGGGAGATGTTAACTTTTAAGGGGTCTAACACTGAGATGACTATATTAGAAAGTGAGTTTGAATTTCATTTAAAGCGTAAGGAAGACTTATTAAAACCTAAGAAAGAATATGTTGGATAAAAGGGATTTAAGATTAGGGAATATGTTTGAGCAGGGGATTGTCTGTAAAATTAATGGGCGTGACGGGGCGAAAGTTCATTTGTATGGGAAGTTGCGCTTTGACAAAAAGATAAAAGTGATTAATAGTGTTGATGTGGCGGACTTGAAGCCTATCCCTTTAACTCCTGAAATTTTAACTGAATGGTGTGGGTTTAAGCACGTAGAAGGCGCTCTTTATATTTTAAATAACTTTGTATTGTCGTTGGAGGAAAAAGGATTTGTTTTTATACAAGGGATTGATGTAAATTACTTGCACGAACTTCAGAACTTATATTACGTGCTAAACAAACAAGAATTAGAGATTAAAGGATAGTTACAATAAACTGTAATTTTTCCCGCGAATTAAAATTAATTACAAAAAATTGTAACAAATGGAATTGACTGAAGAAGCTAAAAAAATAATTGTTCAAATGGAGTGGATTGAAAGGGCTATCCCTAAATTACCTTTATTGAGTGAGAATAAGAGTAATCTTTTAGAGGCTAATTACAAATTAAGTGCACAACTCGAAGACGAAATAAACAAAAACTAAATATATGAAAACAAAAATTTTATTAGCATTTGCAATAATCTGTACTTTAACTGGCATAGGATGTATAATTAAGGTGGCGTGTGACAATGTCCCTTCAGCTCCCGTTGTTTACACAGGACTCGTTATAAGAAATCTGAGTAAAGAGGATAAGATTAAGGTGTATGTAACTTTACAGTCTCCGAATCAGGTTTGGGGAATGTTTGGCATCACTGACACTATTAGTGTAAGTAAAGGATACTTCTACGCTGAAAGGGGCGCAACTTATGAGTCCACTAATTCAAATCCGCTTTTGGGGGTTGTGATTAGTTTCGGCGGGGATAATTTACCTTGTCAGGTTGCAGTTCCTTTAGGATATAAATCGGGGATAAATATTTTTGAATGCTCGGTTAACACAAAGTTTGAGAGTTTTGATATTAGTTGTGAGGATGGGTGTAATGCAGTGATTCGCGCCACCGTTTCCGATACTATTAATTGGAGTACTGGATTTGCTTCGTTTCAAGAAGTGTTTAAAAGTGCTGAGAATAAATGCTTACTTCAGGATAATATAGGTATCCGCGGGGTGTTCCCTTATCGTTGCACTGACTGTGTTGATAAGGGTAGTGCAGTCCCTGAGAATTGCTTTAATTTACGCGATACATGTAACACCCAAAGAACTTGTCAAGTGGCAAGAACGGGGCATATTGGAGGGAAACTGTATATTGATTATGTAGCACCAGCTTGTGAGATTTTGAAATAATGAATATATTAACCGCACAACAAACAACAATAACAGTAAAGATTGTTAGCCTTCAGGATTTGCCGAGAAAGAAAAAGAAGGCAATTAAAAAGGCTATGCGAATTGAGTGGAGCGAAAATCCGATTGATGTGAGTTATTTAATGAAACAAACTAAACCCTAATAATATGAAAGAGCAACAAGAAATGATTCAAACATTAATGAATGTAATTAATTCATCATTTGTAACAGTAAAGACTAAATTAGAAGCCGAAAAGAAAATTAACCACATCATTAAATCTATTAAGTAATGAACATTACCAAACTCTCCATGCCAGACCTAAGTGGTTTGAGCGGAATGAAAATTTTTCACCTTGTACAAGAAATAAAAGACGGCGTACCTTATTTAGTGCCGAACATTTCTGACCCCTCGTACCCCGTACATTTAGGACTTATCAAGAAATTTAAGGAATTGTCAGTACACTTACTAAACATTTGTGATATTTGTCAAGACCCTATGCACGAACTCGCGAAGGACTATGCCGTACTAGAAACCGATATTACAGAGATTACAATGGCTTCTGACCACTTTATTTTAAAGGGTAAGCGTAATATGGGCGACAAGATACTAGTGCTTAAAACCTATAAGGTAGGCGCTGATGACTATTCTGGGTTTGCGGCAGTGCAAGAGATTTTCAAAGGAATCAGAGAAGAAGCTGAAGCATATTGCGCGGGTAATCGTCAAATTACAATTGATGAATTAGGAACGCGAGTATTTGAAAAAATGATTGCTAAGGGCAAAAAAACAAGCGAGGACTTGGCGGAATTCAATGGAATGGACGAAGAAGGGAAAAAGGAATTTTGCCGTAAATTCTTAATGGCTAATGGGGCAGTGGATATAATCATGTCCGATGATTTGGTTATAGATAACGATACCCCTATTTTAGAGTTAAACCAAAAAACTGCTTAATATATGTATCCAAAAGACATAGCAAAAATCGCACACGAATTAAATAAAGCTTATTGCGAGGCAATAGGTGATAATTCACAACCAACTTGGGACAATGCTCCCGAATGGCAACAATCGTCCGCTATTAATGGCGTTAATTTCCATTTAGCTAGTCCTGACGCAAGTCCTTCAGCTTCGCACGATAGTTGGTTAAAACAAAAGACTGAGGAAGGCTGGAAGTATGGAGAAGTAAAAAATCCTGAAACCAAAGAACACCCTTGTTTTGTTCCTTACGAGCAATTACCAAACGAACAAAAGGCGAAGGATTATATTTTCCGCCAAACAGTACATTCTTTAAAAAGCCATTTATTTGTAGATGGTCTTGTAAATTATGCAGGAAAAGATGTTGATGCTATTAGTATTGGCGGCGTGGCGTATGTTCCAGTATCTGCTATTAATGGAGGTATTAACTATGTTCAACAAAAATAATGGCAGAACTATTCCCAGCAAAGGTTACTTTGCACGAAGAAAGTCATAAATATTATGATGAGAATGGTGAAGAATATTTATCGTTCTCATCTTTATTTGCTGAAATTGGCGGGAGTTTTGATGCTCAAAAAATAGCTTACTTCACTGGCGGTAAAAGTCAGGAAGGTATGGAGAAAAACCTTGCTAAATGGGAAGAACAAAGAGCGGATGGGGTACGCGTAGACGAAGCCTTAACTCACTATCTTAAACACGGCGAGATTAAAGGCGAACACAAGGATATTGAGCTGGATATTTTGCAATTATCTATTGTGTATCCAACAGTCAGATTTCCCCAAACCACTGTTTACGATACCGAATATCGTACCGCTGGCACTTCTGATACTATTTCCTTAACTTCTAACCGAAAGGATAGCAAGTTGATTATTTCAGACACGAAGTGTTATGAGAAAATGGAAACGGACTTGTATGAAGGAAGGGGATATTTAAAAGCGCCATTCGAGCATTTACCCAATAGTAAGTATATAAAAACCGCTATGCAGTGCTCGTACTACGCCTATCACGCGGAGAAATTGACTGGAAAGAAAGTAAAGGAGTTGTTCATACATTTAATCCAGCCGTCAACTTGCAAAAACAGCGGGAAAGTAGTGCATAAGAAGATACCTGTACCTTATTTAAAACACGATATAATAATCTTACTTGAAACATTTAAAGACCAAATAAAAAGTAAGTTAACTAACAAAAATGAATTTGTTATATGAGCTACGTAATAGATATAGACATTAAAGGAAAGGTTGTTTTACGTCCCGCGTGTGTACAATTGTGCCCCGAACTTGGAGCGATTAGTGAGGAAGAACTTATCTTTATTGCTATTGCTTATGATTACAAAAGTCCGTGGCGCAGATATAATCAACAGGATAGGATTCGCAGAGGACTTATTGAAGCCTTTGGTGATAACAATCCAAAAATATTAGCCGCAATTGAACAAAATGACCGTAGTCATAGAATAGTAGTGGCTATTGAAGCATATAAGAGCCTTCAGTATGATAAAAACGAAGAACTAAAGATAACTTATGAGAATAAGATTAGCCTTTTACAAGACCAAATACCTGTATTAGACGGGAAACCATTAGAAATAGCCCTTAATTCTATTGATACATTATCAGCGCGTATAAAAGCCCTTGATAATGAGATTTTAGAGGATATGATAGCTGAAGGTAGATTGCAAGGTGATAAACAGAATAGTTACCTTGAAACTTTGCAAAAGAACAAAAGGAATTACGAGCTTATTCAAAACAAAAAACCACAAAGAGTATGATACAGCGCCCACCATACAGAAAAGCGAAGGGATTTTGTCCTAATCCTGTCGTAAAGTACGGAATTCCTTTTGAGGCAGATTCTATTCTTAATCCTAAGTGTGTTGGAACGGCTAAGTGGGAAGATTATTGGAACGAGCAACTATATTACATCAAAAATGGCTATCAAACAGGCGGGGTATTTATCTCTGGCAGATATTACTATTATTTAAACTTTAATGTAATGACTATGGGGGCGGGTAACGTAGCTCCTGATATGGTTGATGTGCATTTAGAGATGATTTATTTAATAGAGTATTGTATTGCGAATAAAAAGAACTTTATATGTGCTAAAAAACGCCGACTTGGAGCTTCGGAGTTATTTCAGAAAGCTAAAGTAGATTACGATTATAGATTTAAGAACGGCGCTTATCAATGTGGAATAGCGGCGGGACAAGAGAAATTTGCTATTGATTTCGCAAATAAACTAAGAAGTAGTGAAAGGTTTTTACCCCCAGAGTTAAGGGTTAAAAAATTAAAAGATAATAAAGACGAAATTGTTGCTGGATATAAGTACAAATCCCAATCTGGTGAATTAATAGAGGGCGGAACAAAGAATACAATCTTTATCCGCACAATGTTTTCTAATCCAGCCTTATTCTCAGGTTTATTCTTAACCGATGTAATGGCGGAGGAGTGCGGAGAGTTTCCTATGTTAGAGAAGTTTTACGGTCACACGCGCCCCTGTATTATGGACGGTTCGGTACAGATAGGTAACTTTTGGATGTGGGGTACTGGGGGTAATATGAATAAGGGCGGAAAGGAATTTAAAAAATTCTGGGATGATACTAAAAACGACCCGAATTGGGTACAATTTATGGCAACGGCGGAGAGATTCCATAAACCTTTTTACGGAGGATGCTCTTTAGAAGCGCCGATTATCCCGAACTTGAATAAAGAATATAAAACTTTTGAAAGTATTGGGGTTGAAGATTTGGAAGCCGCCAAAGAACACTTGCTAAAAGAAAGAGATGAGTTACTTAAAACAAAAAACACTGAAAAATATCAACAACACCTTAAAGATTATCCTTTAACAGAGTCAGATGTATTCCGTAAAACAATAGTAAATGCTTTTGATACGGACGCAATGAATAACCAAATGGATGCTATTTCGAGCAATCCTAAAAAGTATGTAAGGTGTCAGTTAGAATATAAGCGTGATGCTAAAGGAGAAGCTTTATTCCCAGCTCAAATAGAATTGATAATTGATAACGATGTTTCTGAGGATGGGGTATGTTATTTAGTTCACGTAGATTTTTTAAATGGATATAATCCGCAATATAATAATTTGTTTTGCGCGGGCATAGATGGATACGACCAAGATTTATCCCGCACATCTAAGTCTAAAGGCGGTATGTGCGTAATAATAAGACGTAATACTATCCATAAATCGCTACAATTAGCCCCTGTTGCCACTATTTGTTGCCGACCTGAGCGTAAGGAGCAGTTTTACGAAATGTGCGTTAGAATGGCTATTTTCTTTAACCTTAACGAAACTGTTTTGTGTGACGTTAGAACTGGCGGGGTAATGAATTATTTTCAACAAAAGGGATTAGAAAGATATTTAGCGTATAGACCTAAAAAATACGAATCAGAGAATTCAGAACAGACCGCTGTTTGGGGAGTTTCTTTAAATAATTATAGTAAACCGTTAATGCTTGGTGAAATGCAAGC